ATGAACATCAAAATGTTTTTGATGAAATGTCTCAGAAACATCTTGGTCTGCAAATAATAGATACACAAGAAGTTACACCAGAACAATTGGAAGCGCTTGTTAAGCGTTACGCTGAAGATGACAAAGATGAGTTGTGCTCTCATTGGATGGGTGTTGATAAATTAGTACATAAGGTGAATTATGATGAAGATACAACTAGCGAGTGATCTGCACCTCGAATTCGGGGACATTGAAATCAAAAATAACGGAGCGGATGTTCTAATCCTCTCCGGTGACATTTGTGTTGCCAATGAATTACATGAAGGTTGGAGAAGCGACAAAGCTGATCGCTTTAGAGCTTTCTTTGAACGTGTTAGCAAGGAATTTAAAGATGTGGTTTATGTATTTGGTAATCACGAGCATTACCATGGGGATTTTGCTACTTCCACTGAAACGATTAGGGAAGCATTCAAACATCTTAGCAATGTACACATACTTGATATTGATAGTGTGGACATTGACGGTGTGTTGTTTGTGGGTGGTACATTATGGACCGACTTTAACCATGGGGATCCCGTTGTAAAGTGGGATGCTCAACGGATGATGAACGACTACCGTACTGTACGGAATGGTGGTAGAGAAATAGCGTTCTTACCTGACGATGCTGTAATGTACCATAAGGAGATGTTACGTGTTATTGAAGACATCTGTAATCATGAAACACGTCCTATTGTGGTCGTTGGTCATCATGCTCCTTCATATCAATCAATCATGGGTCGTTATGTTGGTGATAAGTTGAACAGTGCATATGCATCCAATCTTATTGACTTCATTACGATGCACCCACAGATCAAACTATGGACACATGGACATATCCATAACAGTGCTGACTACATGATTGGTTCTACTCGTATTCTTTGTAACCCACGTGGCTATTATGGATATGAAGAGAATGAGAACTTCAAGCCAGGAATGGTAGTTGAAGTATGACTGAGTGGGATGGCCGGTTTTGGGACCTAGCTAGTTTGGTGGCTGGCTGGTCTAAAGACCCTTCAACGCAAGTAGGCGCCGTTATTGTTAACAAGAATCGGCAAGTGTTGGGATTGGGATACAATGGCTTTCCAAGAGGCGTCAATGATGATCCGGAAAGGTACAACAACAGAGAAACAAAATTAATGTTTGTTGCTCATGCTGAACGTAATGCTTTGGATAACACTTTTACGAGTAGTGAAGGTGCAACATTGTATAGTACATTATTTCCTTGTACGGATTGTGCTAAAGGTATCATCCAACGTGGGATCAAACGTGTTGTAACAACAGCGCCTTCTGAAGCACAATGGCAAAGATTTAATTGTGAAATTTCAAAAACTATGTTTGAGGAAGCTGGTGTTGAGCTAGTTCTCGTATAAATAGATGTAGCGGCAATCCGGTGAGGGCCGTATAATCCAGTAGCCGGGCCTATGCCTTCGGGGTAGGTTTTTTATTAACTCGCTTATTAAAGGAGCAAACTATGCAAATGGGAAACATTTCCTTCGGTCCTTCGTTCGACAAATTATTTGTAGGTTTCGATGACCAATTCGCCCGCATCTCAAAGATGCATGATGATCTGACAAAGAACATCCCCAACTATCCTCCATACAACATCAAAAAGACTGATGAAAACACTTATGTGATCGAGCTTGCTGTTGCAGGTTTTGCCAGACATGAGATTGAAATTGAACTTATTGATGGGAAGATGACTATCAAAGGCAATAGCGCCGATGATACAGATGCACTTGAGTGGTTGCACAAGGGAATTGCAGGTCGTAACTTCACCCGTAGTTTTATTTTAAACGATCAGGTTGAAATCAAGGATGCTGAGTTGCTGAACGGAATGCTTAAAGTATTCATGGAACGCATCATTCCTGAACACAAGAAGCCTCAAAAAGTTGAGATTAAAGAACCAAAAGCTAAGTCTAAAAAAGACACCAAAGAGTTTTTGGTTGAAGATCCACAAGATCTGTAATCAACGTAGCCGGCTAACTGCCGGCTATTATTTTCTTTAAAACATATATGGGTAGAAACATGCATTACATCGAACAATTATCAAAAATTAACTTACCAACATTCCAAAGCTTCAGTAAATGGCTAGGTGAAATGTTCACACCTGATTACAGAAAAGAAATTGAAGCATACCTTGCTGATTCTGTTGACACAGCAGAAGTAGAGCGTAAAATCATTGAGCTTAGCCGTCGAGGCATAATTTAAGCTGTTGTCTTTAGCATTGGTTGGCTGTATGGTGTCTTATTAGGAGACACTTTTTAATATGAAATTTTATACACACATAGGACGTCAACAGAACACGTTGTTTGTTCGTGGCTATGAGGATGGTAAACGATTCCAAGATCAAATTGAATACCAACCATACGTTTTTGTTAGTACACCTGTCGAGTCTGACTTCAAGAGTCTCGAAGGAGTTAATGTTCGTAAATTCCATCCTGGTAACATGAGGGAAACAAATCAATTTATTGAAAAGAATAAAAACGTTAGTGGGTTCAATGTATTTGGAATACAGTCTTTTGAATATCAGTACATCAATGATAACTTCCCTGGTGAAATTCAATACGATCCAGATTTAATATCCGTTGTCACACTTGATATTGAGACCGACTCAGAAGGTGGGTTTCCCAATATTAAAACTGCTGATAAAGCATTAACAGCTCTCACTCTTCGTAAAAACCAACGTGCTATCACGTTTGGGATGCAACCATATACACCAGAACTTGATTATGTAACATATGTGCAGTGTAATGATGAGCGTGACATGCTCATGCGGTTTATTGATGTATGGCGTAGTCCTGAGTGGTTGCCGGATGTTCTTACTGGCTGGAATGTTGAGTTCTTTGACATGCAGTATCTCATTAACCGTATTAAAAGGTTGTTCGATGAGAAAACAGCAAAGCGTCTTTCACCATGGGAACGCTTTGAAAAACGTGCTGACCCCAACTCAAAGAATAAAGATGCAAAGCATGAAGATAAGACAGACGAGGACTTTTTCTATGTTCCGTTAGGAATTACAATTCTCGACTATATGCAGCTGTACAAGAAGTTCTCTTTTCAAAACCAAGAGAGCTTTAAATTGGACCACATTGCTTTTGTTGAGCTCGGTGAACGCAAACTTGATTACTCATCGCTTGGGTTTGAAACTCTTAACGACTTCTATAAGGGTGACTTTACCAATTACATTAACTATAACATCCGAGATGTGGACTTAGTATATCAACTCGATCAAAAAATGAAACTGATTGATCAAGTATATGCTATTGCTTATGATGGCAAAGTTAACTTTATTGACAGTCTAACGACTGTTAGTATGTGGGATATCATTATTCATAACTATTTGTTATCTAAAGGAATTGTTGTTCACTTGAAAGAGCGGGGTGATAAACCTCGTCAGATTGAAGGTGCATATGTTAAAGATCCTCAATGTGGCTTACATAGGTGGGTTGCATCGTTTGACTTAAACAGTCTGTATCCACATCTGATGATGCAATACAACATCTCACCAGAGACATTGCGTGGCCAGATGTTGGAGTATGATCTTGCTGTCACAACGACAAGCGTAGATATGTTCCTTAATGGCGAGATTGATCATGTTCGTTCTGAAGACGAACGCAAGAAGACAAAAGAGAACATCCAAACTGAAGTGTATGGGTTTATTGATCCTGATGAGATCAAGAAGATTACAATGAATACAGACTACTGTTTGAAGTTTGAAACCATCCGTGAATTGTTGAACAAACATGATTTAACAATCACTCCTACAGGATGTATGTTCGATAAGTCCTACCGTGGTTTCCTGCCTACATTAATGGAGACTATGTACACTGATCGTGTTGTTTGGAAGAAGAGAATGATTGAAGCCAAACAAGCATATGAAAAGACACCAACAAAAGCTCTTCTAAATGAGATTGCGCGCTGCCATAATATGCAGCTTGCTAAAAAGATTCAGATGAACTCTGTTTATGGTGCTATCTCTAATCAATACTTCCGTTGGTTTGATAACAGGCTTGCCGAATCGATTACCAAGTCAGGTCAGCTTTCTATTCGCTGGATGGAAAGAAAGATCAATGCATATCTTAACAAGACGTTGAAAACAACTGATGTAGACTATGTGATTGCTATCGATACTGATTCGATGTACATTAAACTTGATGGCCTTGTTGAAAAGGTATATGGTCCTGCAACGGATAAGATGGATCAGAAGCAAATTGTTGACTTCCTTGATAAGACGTGCAGCCAAGTCTTAGAACCATTTATCGACAAGGGATACGAAGAGCTTGCTGTTTATGTAAATGCATATGAACAGAAGATGAAAATGAAACGTGAAGCAATTGCTAACAAAGGTATTTGGACTGGTAAGAAGCATTACATTCTTAATGTGTGGGATCTTGAAGGTGTGCGGTATGATAAGCCAAAGCTAAAGATGCAAGGAATTGAGGCTGTTCGTTCTTCTACACCAGCTGCATGTCGTGCACACATTAAAGGTGCACTTTCGGTGATAATGAACGAGACGGAGAAAGACCTCCAAGATTACATTAAGAAGTTTCGTCAGGAATTTAAAACGTTGCCTTTTGAGG